GTTTTAGGAGTATATTTCGTAACAACCCTCCTATCTTTTGGATTTGTCCTCACTGATGTACGGGATTTAGTTTTGTTTCGTCTATCAGATGGTTGTTCTATTTTGGTCGAGCATGCATTAGCATCTCTTCGAGAGTTGGTAGATTTCTCTCTGGTTTTACTACGCGACCGGGCCGGTTTGTCGTCTCCTGTTGGGACAACAGGTTTGACAGCTGGCAGTACATCACCATCAACAACGACTGCAACGACTGTTGCTGTTGCTGACTTGGGTTCTGCACATAATGGAGCTGAAAGGAGCTCCTCGGCCGATTTGACTGTATCCATCCAAGTTTGGAAGATGAGCCTGTCGAACTCTGGAAAGAGTAGTTCAAGCTCCACATCCATCCATCCACCAACATTGATGTTCGGATATTGGACGGAGAAGTCAAATTTTCCCCACCACGTACCGACTCCAAGAGGGACACGGGGACGATAATCTGACAGATTGAGCACTGCTTTGCAAAATGTTCCAATGACGGGAGTATTCGCGTCTGTGGCCACATATGACATGGATTTCTCAACAAGTTTAGCTTCAGGCTTGACATTTTTAGGCAAGCGTACCGTAGTATGGAACTTAGATAATTGTCGTTTGATGTCACACATACTGTTATTATCACCAAACCATACTTCGTCTGAATAGTAGCGTGCCAAGAAAGTGACTCCTCTAAACCCGCGTTCAATAATTTGGGTTTTGAGCACGAGCCCAACCTTCTTAGCAGCCCACTCATGACTTGCTGCTGGCAAGTCAGGGTCGAGACCATCGTCACCATTGTGAATTCCGATTTTTGCAAACGCTTCTTCTGCGTTATATTGTACACCGTTTTGTTTCTTGGTGTGTCTGTATCCAAGGAAGGAGCAGAATGTTGCTCTGAGAGTCTGAAAGACTGAAGTTGCAGAACATCCTGATCCGTGTGTTGGCCCTTGCTTGAAACTTGTTCCATTTGGACAAATTCCCGTGTTATCGACATTAGTCTTTAATATTTCATTCACTTGCGGGCGGTGGTTTGCGAAGGCCTTCATGCAAACCGCGCGATCAACTTCACGTATAAGATAGGTGATTGTTCCATCCATTCGATGGTAATCAGAAGCATTAACATTAGATATAGCATCAACACAAATCTCAGTTACTCGGTTAGCGATCTCCAAAGGAGTACTACCCGGGGC